CACCTGTAAGAGGATTTACAGTTTCTACGACAACTTGCGCCGTGATATTTGCTGGATCAGTTCCTTGCACTACCCAATACGTATCACCTACTACATAATTAGTTCCACCGTTACCCGGAGAAATAGTGACCGTACTAAGAATGCCATCTAAGTAAAAATAAGATCCCTCATACACACCTTCATAACCCACGGAAGTGACGGCTGCAATAGTAACTGTCGCTCCAGTACCTAGACCACCGCCAGTGATTGTCTGTAGGTCAACTGTCACAGAAGCTTTTGTAGCAGGTGTAGCACTATTAAAAAGGGTGTAATTCAACGTATCATTCCAATACGTCGCCGGATTCCCAGGAACCCATGCAGTCATGTAAAAAGTATAATCTACTCCTGTAGGCGGACCACTCACGTTTGAGGCTTTGTAACCAAGAGCATAATTCAAAGTTCCATACTTAGGCGTGTAGAAATTTCCAAACCCAATCAGTATTACACCTACCGTCCCATTCCAAAGAGTAGGAATAGCCACCGGATTTAACGAGGCTGCAACTAGCTGATTATCAACAACTATAAACCCATCACAGTTTGTAAAACACGCTGGATCAATATAAGCTGGCGGCGCAGACGTATCCACGCCGCCAAAGGGAGCTTCTTTTCCACCGTAGGTAATTTCAAGCCCGATATTACCATTCGATAGTTCTGTTGTCTTGATAGCGCCCATTGCCTACTCCTACTTAGTTGCCAGGAACAAGTCAACTTCTCCAGTAAATGTACCGCTAAACGTAAGCGGTCCAGAGAGCCAACCCATTTCGTAGAATGTCACCTGTGTGTCTACTCCAGACGAGGTAAAGGTATAAGCTCTGCCCGCCACATCTGTAATGATGAACGTCTGTCCAGCAGCCGTCATACCAGTCCACGAACCGCCTTTGACTTTCACATTCGCCGCGCCGAAAGGAGTAGTTCCGCCAGTTGTGATCTTCCAGATACGCCCTGAGAAATCATTCGCCATCTCGGTACTCCTTTCTTAGTTGAAGTTGTAGTGACAGTGGAACACAGCACCGTAGAAGATAGCAGAGCCGCCAGCTTGAGTAGTCAGGTTAAGGTTAAACAAGATCTCCGCATCTGCTGATGTAATCATCGCAGGAGTTGTGACCGGAATGTTTGTTACATAAGGCTGTGCCTGTACTGCGGTTGGAAGGCCGTTAGCACCAAGGGCAATCAAGTTTGTAACCGCCGGTGCGGTATTATTTGCAAACACTGTCTTCGTCAGTCCAACAGTGGCAGTCGTAAGAGCCGCACCAGTGACAGCATAGATGACATCTATGCTATCAATCTGCATACCCTTGGGAATCGGTCCACGTTGCATATTCCCAAGCGTTGCCAAGTTAGCAGCAAGAATCGGCGGAATTCCTGGCGGTAGAGCCAGTGGACCGCTGGTATTTGCTACAGTCGTAGGCCCAGCAACTCCTGCGGCTGTACCAAACTGCTCCTGATCATACGAAGACGCATACACACCAGTACGTAGCCAAGGCTCGACATTCGAGAATAACGTAGCAGCAAGTGAAGCTGCTAGCGTCTGGCCAGCAAGCCCGGCACCCTGCGCCGCGTTCACAGCGTGTGCTGACGTGTCAATAAAATCGTCAAAGCCTAGGAAAAACTGAAGGTCTGGATAGGACGTGTTTCCTTCAAACCTTCCTTCAGAAATACTCATAACATCTCCTTTTCCAGCGCCTTCGCGCTCTTAAACTAGGAAATCTTCTACTTCTTCTGCAAAGTCTGGGTTACGAAGCTTTTCTACAGGGGCGAATTCTTCTTTTCCATCAGTGAGTACCTGCGCGATTCTAATGTCCCGTTCACCAAGAAGTCCTGGAATGCCATGAGAATCCTGACACTCAGGCCCAAGAAGAAGTCCACGTTCCCATTTCATTAGTGCGATCTTTACTTTCTTATCACACCGATCACAGTAATGCCACGGACCTGTAAGATGTGTGTGCCGTAATCCGGTCTGTGCGAAGAAGCTCATTTTGAATCCTCAAAGTATCAGGGGGAACGGAGCAGGATCAATTCCCCCCTCTACTATCACAGCGATGAATTGCTGTAATCCTACGGTCCCTGAGTTCCCCACACACCCTGCCACCGAGGGCACCAAGCAGCAACGCGCATACGAGTCTTCTGCTTGATAGCATCAGTGTCGAAGTCATCGTCAAAATCCGTTGTAGGAGCTTCACGATTGATCACTTGCAGCGCGTGATCTGCTTTTTCTGCAACCAAGAACCAAGCAGACGGCGAGTTAAGCCAAGGAACTTCGAGATTCTTGTAATCTTCGGGCAACAGAGAATTAATCGTGTTATCCCCTGTATAGGGCTTACCCGGAGAACCAAGAATCTCTCGAACCAAGAACCGAAGTTCAGGAGGAGTAATAAGATGTTGCCACTTGAGCCGAATCGGGAAGCCCATGTTATCTACCATGCGGGCAGCGTGGTTAGTAGCAAGCTGAAGACCTGCTACTGAGAAATCCACATCTACAACAGGCCGGTTAGGATAAGTTCCCGGCGCAGAAATAACGCCAGCCAATCCTGGACCAATCGCTGTAGCCTGTGCGCCACCGAGCAGAGCATGAGCATTGTAAAAGAGAGGATTACCATCGAATGTAGTAACCGAGGACGTGAAGCCTTGGTTAAACACATTCCACGCAATCATCTCTTTGGTAAACGCCGCAGACCGTGCCAGTAACGTCGGACCTTTCTTCCCGACAAGGCCATACTTGTCATCGTCATACAGTTCCTTGGAAGTCCTAATACCAAGGGAGTATGTCAGAGGCTCGACTCTCTTAGAAGCTCCCTGCTTCATTTCTGTATAAGAAGTCGAGGCATTTTCAGGCTTTTCAAGCAGCACAGAGATACCTGCCATCTCAAGTTCTTGCTCATACTCAGAGTCAGAATCTACCTCATGAAACACCTTGGGATAGTCTGACGATTTCAACTGATTGTCAAGGCAATCGAAGTAAATCTTCTTAAGCCCCGGCTGCATCAGTTGTGCGAATTTTGCTCTTACTTGAGGCATAAATGATCTCCTTCGATTAAGCTACTTGAATCGCTGCGGTTAGGAAGACAAAGTTGACAAGAGAATTGAGTCCCGGTCCCATCGGAAGACCAACGACCTGTACACAAGCAGCAACGCCAGTCTTGCCACCGTCAACATACCAGTAACCATTAGCATCCTTGGTTAGACCAAGAATAGCACCAACAGTTGCTTGCGTGGTGGTCCAGTTGGCAGTCACCGTACCAGTGGAGTTGTCGTACAGAGCTTGGAAGATGCTATCCTGATTCGGCTCCATATACAGAGTACGGCCATCAGTAGCCGGCGTACCAAGTGCGATATTCACACCCAGAGGCTGATTAACCACGCCACCCCAGGTTTGAATTGCCATGTTTCCTGTCACACCACCAAACGGCGCTACAGGAGCACCTGCACCCGCAATGTTAAGGTTAACACCAAAGGATTCTGAAATTCCTAGAATCCCAGCCGTCACTGTCGTACCATCCCAAGCCTGTACGAATCCTGAGCCATTCAACTGCACAGGAGTTCCTGACAAGAAAGTTTGTCCCGCTGCTTCGGGTTGAGAGCTGGTAAACGGCGTAGTACCCGCCTTCTCCAGCACTTGTAGAATCGGCAGATGTGTAGTAAGATTTGCCGCTGCCATACACTCTCCTCATTTGCTGTTAGGACGATGCCTGCTACACCGTAAGGTTAAAGTTAAGCTACTGGATCGTAGAATGAGCCTACTTCTGGATTCATAGGAACTTCTTGAAGATCGAAAGTACCTGAAACCCTCGTCGCTGGCGGTCTACGATTGTTTCCAAGTTGGCGCTGTGAAAGTTCTAATCCTGCACGACGTTTGCCGTAAAGGATACGCTTGTGAACACGTAAAGCAATAACATCCACATAGCAGTAGTGCTTGTCCGAATCGAACACCAGAGGAAGTTTGAAACTAGGGTGTATGTGCTCTGCTATCAGAAACTCGTACCCTTCCGCCATAAGCTGTCCGATTCTTCTCTGATCCTTCGAGGCCCATACAACCTCATATTCAGGATCTTTCAACTTGATATTCATATAATCAGGCACTTCGTGCTCGACTGTAGGAATATAAGTTGAAGTCTTGTACGCATCTTGCTCAGTCATGGTAGCCCAATTCGGTTCCTTTGGCTGAGCTGCTTCGATGCGCTCTTGCTTTCCTTTGGCTAAAACACGCTTGATAGCTTCTTCAAGCGCCGCCGCAGAAACATTAGAACCATTCAATGCTGCTGCTACATCCTTGTGACTAATCTCAGGCATAACCAATTCCTTCCTTATCTAAGATTTCAGCGTAAGCCTTCGGTGTAAACCCAAGATGCTTAGCAGCACGTTTGACATTTTCATCCGCTTCCAGTACAGCGAGACGATTTTTATTATCATCTGCTACGGCGGTGCTACCAGCAGAACCTGAACTTGTTCCACGACCGCCTTCTGAACTGGCGAAACGATTCTTAAGTTTGCCTTCTACAAGTTCTGGTGTGTGCTTACCCAAAATCGTATGATAACAGTTCTCAACATTCTGCGCGTTGTTTCTAAACGCCGCTGGCTGATTCTCAAGAAGCGCATCGACCTCTTTCTTGATGTCACCAGAGTAGTAAGGAAACTTCTCAGCATCTTCAAAGACTTCACGCTTAATCCGATCCGCACGAAGTAGCAATACTTCATTTGTAACCGGCTGACTAACAAGAGCAACAGCTTCTCTAGTCTTACCTTCGAGCATGAGAGATTCAATGCGTTCCTCAAGTTCAGACTGAGACTCAGTTAAACTCTTCGCCGCCGCCGCACGAGTAGTTGCTGCATCCTTAGCTGTCTGGGTTTCCACAAACTTATTAATCCCTGCAAGAGATTCCAAAATCTGCGTCACCTTCGGAGTAAGATCAGCCGCTGCATTAGCGCCAGCTTCGATCTTAGTAGTCAACTCATCAGGAAGAGCGAACTCCTCAGCCCCATCTTCCTTAACCTTCTTTTGCCATGTAAACAGTGCCATCAGACTTCGCCTCCTTCTTGTGAGTGTTTCATCTTCAATGTTTGAGCTTCTTGATGTTCCAGTTGCTTCTCAAGTTCTCTCAGCCTTTGTGGTAACTCAAGAAGTGTCTCAACTACTCTTAACTGCGTACTGATTTTGACTGAGATCGCTTTTACAGTATCAGCGCTATCCTTAGTTGTATCATACCTTGCCCAGGAGATCGCCTCTTGTTTCAAGCTATTCAACAACTCCATCACCGGCTGGAACTCCTCCTTGAGCCATAACTCCTGAAGGGCCACTCGGTATGGAACTAGATCCTCGATTTTGTTGATTTCCATTTCCTGCTCCTGCTTGCGGCTGCATCTGCTGCATCGCGGCTTCGATAATCTTTGACACGTCAGGTAGCAACGCATCTGGATTATCACGGTTAAAGTTACGCGCCAAGGTCATAGCTGATACTCTTGTCGCAAGAAGCATTTCCAAGTAATACTGTTTCAAATCTGGTGAAATACCCGGAGAACTGATTGCTTGAATAATTTGCGCTTGACTCTGATAGTAACGATCAAGCCTGTCTGAAATAAGAATGTCATTTTGTTTTTCAAGTTCTTTGTTAGCAGATGCCGAAGCTGGACGAAGACGTAAACCTAGTGTACCGTCGCGGTAGAGATCAAGCGCCTTCTTCAATTTCTCAGCATCACTGCCATATTTCTTGAGTTTTTCTCCGATACCAAAGTTTGAATACATTGTAAGAAACTTACAACCTAACTTCACATGAGCAGAGCGCATATCCCCAGTACGGAGGTTGTTCCTGTTATTCTGCTGCGCCATTACCATAGAAGTACCAGCGGCGCTGTAGATGCCGCGTTTTTGATTTACAATCCCACCACCTGTGCCACCAGAAGCCGGATCAACACCAGTACGCTCCTTAGCTATTGCCATGTGAAACTGATCTGGACCATCACTATAACCCATATCAGCGCCGGCTTTAATATGTTCGATCTCATCCTTACGACCTGGCAACACAACGCCAGGAAACACATCTAGCATAGAGCCAAGTTTAGACTCAGGATCAGCACGCCACACACCTAGCATCGCCATGTTACGATTGTTTGTACGCCAGTTATTATTGTTCGACAATTCCTTCTGAATCATATGAATCATCTCAGCAAAACCTGTGCCAAGATAAGACTCATCATCATATGCTAATTTCATGTCCTGATATGGAAGCATGTTCTTAGGATAGTTATTAAAAGCTATCCACAGAATTTTCTCAGAATTCTTGTGATACTTTGCCTGGAAAGAATACTCCTTGCCGCTAAGATAGTATGTGAAGAACACTGTGTAAATGTACCACCGTGCTGCACCAGTATCTACACCAGAGGAATCAATCGAAAACTGCTCATTGATCTCCCGTTCCATCTCTGTTTCTTGAACAGCGTCAGGATTACTAAGCAACTTCTCAATATCTGACTGTTTGTAATAAGGACTCTTTGCTTTAAGATCCTGCACTGCCCACATATCAAGTGAATCAATATGTCCAAAGAGCTTCATGTTCTCAAGTTTTGGCACTGAAGGATCAAAAATAAATCTGTTAAGCGGCAATAACTCAGGATGAGGACCATCACGCTTAGTGATGATGCGATCTTCTGAAACTACAAGCTCATCCTCTACTGAAGTTCCGCCGGATTTATACTCACGTACTACCTGCGTCTCGTACTCATAAGGTGTGTAGATGATTCCTGTACCATACTTGATCGCACTGTGAAACGCGCTCTGCTCCACCCTATAAAGATCAAGCTCATCTGGCGCATAGGCCATGTCCATCAGGAAATTCTGAACAACCTGCTTTAACTCTTCCCCATCTTTCTTCGGCAATCCTCCACTCATTGTCGCCGCCCAGAGTGGATCGTACATATAAATCCCACCCATAATGCGAGCAAGAAGTTCATCTGAGGCGGTACCAATGATAGGAATTACTAAGTTCGCTGCGCCAGGCCAAGGCCAGTCGGCTTCTTTATTCTTCGGGCGAGCCTTGTACAATCGTACATATTCTGGCAACTTCTCGGTTCTGAAAGTCTGCAAACGTCGATCAAGATGTGCAATCTTGTCCTTAACAAAATCACAGATCTCATTGAAGTTATCTTCTCCAATGAGCTTCGGCGTTACTTCAGTAGGTGGCTGGTATGGCATTAGAGAATCCCTGTGTTTGTTGTATTTGGAGAATTAACTGGCTTAGACACTGTGTCAATCTGACCAGTAGAATTCTGTATCGTAAGCACTGGCATAGGCATTGTGGAACTGAAACTCTTGAAATCTGCTGTCAGCAAACTCAAGAATTTATAAATGAACGTATAACCTACACCACCATTTGGTACAGGTAGAGCCTGTACCAAAGCCGAGGCGACAGAGTTTACAACATAGAACAAAAGAACCAACTGTAACGGCACTGGAATGTTCATCTTACGTGCTCCTGCTCAAAGCAGCTCTTGCATGCTGCGGCATTGTACCCATCACGCCACGCTTGAAGTTTGGCTATTTCAATTTCACCGAAGTTTAGACGTGTAAGCATGGTATCAAGCTCCACGTCATGTTTTGCTAAGTGTCCGTCGTGATCTTTGATCTTCCCATACATCATACCAGCAATGAAAATCGCTGTGATAAGACTTACAATCGTTGGTCCCCATGCTGCCCAATCCATGTTTATTCTCCTCCTACGCTGCTGTTGCTGTCATACGTTTTACAAACTGCACCCGTTGTTTGAGCATGAATTCATCAACATGCTCCTGAGAAACTTTGTCAAATTTCCAAATCTGTGGACCGTAGGATAGAACATCGAGCAAGTCAATTAGACCTTTACGCTGACCATACTGTTCTACTTCTTCCTTGAACTCTGCACAGTTGTTTGAGTCTAGCCAGAGTTCATGGCGTTCCACAAGAGGGATGAAATTCTCGATTCGTTCAGCTTTAGCGTTGGCATTTTGAGGAGTTTTGAGGGGAAGAAATTGAATACCGCTAAGCTCTGGATGTGTATGCTTATGTTCCTCGACAAAGTAATTTAGATGATAAAGCAAATACTTCTGCGCTGCCACAGCTTCAACGTAAACTACACGGAGCTTCCACTTCACAGCAAGAAAGAAAATCTGTTTGACAAAATCATCTATAGGACAAGCCTTTGCCCATTGGTCGAGTAGATATACTCTACGTGGGTCACGCTCTACACCAGTCACCGCAATAGCATGACGGCACCGACCATCTTTACCGACTTCTTGACCTAAGTGCGAACCACCATGATTCGGATCTACTGTCATATACCGATCAAGATTCCGTGGGAAGACATCTTTTTCTACATCACCGGCGGCTACGTGATGACGAATGACAATACGATACTGCTGAGGATGAGAAGTCTCAAAATACCTACTAAGTGTCGGAGACTCTTTCGGAATCGCCAACGCGCCAGTAACCTTCTCAAAGTTGAAGTACCGAAAATCCGCCATGTTAAACTTAGCCTTAGACGGATCAATAGGATAATTGAGAAACTGGCAAGAAAAATGATACGAACCTAGACGCTTTTTCCACCTAAGTAGCTTTTCCTTCGTGAACGCTTCTGGAAATATAGGGTTCCCAAAGGAATGGAGACTACAACACCCACCCAAAGCAGAGTGAGTAGTCCAGCTAAAATAAGGTTCTTCT